ACCCAGTACCATGACACACGGGGCAAACGGCAACGCTGCTCATGGGCCACCCTTTGCAAAGTACACAACGATTTTGCCGATAGCTTCCGGTGCGCCATAGACCGCCGCCAGTACGATTACCGCCGTAACGATGCGCGTCCGCCACGTCTCCAGCGTGGTCACTCGCCCGTTGGTACGGATGCACTGGGCTTCGATGCGTACCATCGTTGCGTGGATTTCGGCCAACCTCGCGGCTAGATCATTCTTCAGCGAGTTGTGCCGTTCCGCGCAGATTTCGTGTGAGTCACTCACGGGTCAAGCTCCATAAATCCAGCCACCGCGCACATGATGGGAAGGGCCAGCAACAAGAGAGAGAGAGAGAGAGAGAGAGAATGAGTAGCGCGATCATGGCGCGGACTCCTGTTTCTGCTTGAGCAGTTCCACGTCTTCTTGCAACGCCTGCACCAGTTCAGCCAACCGCACCAATTCATCCCTGCCAGCCGCCCAGCCGTTTGCTTTTCCGATGTTGGCCGATACCGCCCCAACTTCATTGCGGCGTTTCTTGCCCTTGAGCTTGGCACGAGCTGGCTGCGCCACGGCAACAAGGTTAGAAAGAGCAACCTGTGCCTGTGACACGGTTCCCGTGATAGTAACCCCAGCGCCCAATTCAATGTCGATAAGCGCCGGGGTGCCTACTGATCGAAGTGTGATGATTTTATTGTAATCACGGTAGTCAGGATTCGTGATGGGGTCCGTATTCGCCACGTCCACCGAAAGGTATTCAGAGGCCACCGGACCAGCAATGCGCGAGTCATACGTGGTGATGTACTGAGCCGTCGCCACCGAAGCTACGAAGATGATTAGGAGTCCGATTCTCATGGGTAGCGAATCACGATTGCGCCGTGACCTCCCCTGCTTGACCCAGCACCGGTGCCTATTGCCGGACTATAGCCAGTAGGATACCAAGGCGATTCGTAGGCTGGCGGATTTTGGCCCGACGCAGCAGCACCGCGAACAGTTGTGCCGTAAACTACATAGTTTGAGTTGACGTACCCGCTACCTCCACCACCAGCTCCTCCTGCATATCCGCCGCCACCGCCATAGTATCCGCCGCCACCGCCAGCCGCACTTGCAAGATTCGCGGCGTTGCTGATTCCGCCGTTCCCGCCAAGTAGCATGGACCCAGCAGTATTGGTGTAGATGAGATTTATGCGGTTTGTTCCGCCGCTTGTCGCCGCCACGCCACCATTTGTTTGCGTTCCGCCCTGCCCGCCCGTAGTCGCCGTTACAGCGCTTCCACCAGACAACCCACCGCCGGGGCTTCCGATTATGATACCAGTACCACCGCCTGCGCCACCAGCCACCAACACCAAATTAGTTCCACACCAAACAATAGCAGCCCCGCCACCAGACCCAACTGCACCGCTTCCTACGGCAGCGCGTCCGCCGCCACCGAACACAGCCGCCAACTGTTGCGTAGTTCCACCCGCGTTGTAATCACCGCCCTGCGGCACGGTCAGGTCGAAATACTGGCCGTTGGTGACGTTAAGCATTACTTCCGTGTAGCCTGCTGGTGCGCCAGCCGGGACACTTCCGCCCGCCGCACCCCACGCTTGAATAACTATTTGCGTAGCTGACCCGACAGAAAATCCCTGCGTTGTGCCAAGGTAGTGATAGGTCGCACTATTCTCAAACGAGCTGAATCCGTACCCCAGCCCGGACGCGCCGATGAGCGTGATGTTGTGGTTCCCAGCGTCGGACGTAATCTGCAACGGATATCCAACCGTGATCGTCTGCTCGGTATTGGTCAGGGCATTGATTGACGCGATGGCTTGCGTCACATTCCCGCCGCCCGTGAAATACAGCGAGAGGGTAGAGCCATTAAGCGTACCCGTTCCAAGCATCCCACCGACGAACATCTCAACATAGGACGCGGTGTTGGTCGCCTCCTGATACATCCACCGCACAGGCTCGTTGTAGGTGAAGCTATTGGTTACTGCCACCCCCGCCACCGACACGTTGTTCGTGATGTTGAACAGATTGGTGTTATTGACGATGGTTTCGCCGATGGTGAACGAGTTGGTGATGACGTAGGAGTTCGTCACTTCCACCGAGCTGATGTTCGTCAGCGTCACAATGTTGGCGTTGGTGACGTTGAAGATGTTGGTGAACGTATTGTAATTCGTGACTGACGTTGACCCTACGGACAGCGCGTTGGTGACGTTGATCGTCTGGGTGATCGGGTGGTAGTTCGACACGATAAGGACATTCGTAAACACGACATCATTAGAAAAGGTGTTGTAGTTCGTGACGTAGGTAGCACCAATCACTGGAGAAAAGGTTTGTTCAAACGTCACGTCATTGAGATTCGTAATCACAACAAGATTCGTGATGTACGTGGTTCCGAGATCGACGCTGTTGGTTACCGATATATTTGCCGCCGCAAGCGGCGTGCTGGTGACGGTCAGGTAGTGGTGCGTGAAGTTCCAATTCTCGTTCGTTTCACCCGTCGATCCGGTAGCCACACCATGCAGGCGATAGGTTCCGGCGCTTAACGTGGTCAAAAGGAACTTCACCTTGCCGCTCGCCAGCGGCGCTTCCGGTGCGGAGCTTGGACTATTGCTGGATACTAAATGACCGTCGCTGCCCCACACGTACAAGCGGAAGCTGCTGCCGTCAGACAAATCAATCGGCTCGCCCGGCGATCCCTCCACCGTGTAGGTAATGCGGTACGTGCCGGCCAATCCGGTAAGCGTATAAGCGGGATCGCCTGACACCGAGTCGCGGGTATTAGTCGGCGTCAGCAGGGTTTGACCATGCGCCACGGCAGCAAACAACAGCGCCGCAATCTGTAGCTTAATACGCATAGTTGTTCAGCACCCCACCGAAGCGTAGGTTGTTCGTTCCGCCAAGCCCGATCCATAGATTCGTACCGCTGAACCACGCTTCATTGCGGGCCGTAATCTGATTTTGAGTCACAGATCCGGCGTACAGCTTTAGCGCGTTGGTGCGGTAGGTTGTATATTCCGAGTAGGTAAGATAGCTGGACGGTGTAAAGTTCCAGACACCGTAAAATGCCTGTGTCGATCCGCCAGAATTGATCCAGTACGGTATTCCGCTATCAGAAGCGCGACTCGCGAGCAGTTTGTTGGTGTACACCGTTCCGCCAAATACGCTCAAGAAATCTAATGAATGCGAATAGTAGGAGTTGGCGTACCCCGTTCGCTCGCGTCCGGACACCGTGGAAATTACCGTTGACCATGTAGCGTTAGACCCCGGCGCGAGGTAGTTGGTCAACGCTGCCGCGTTGCGCGGGTCGCGCGAGGTAGTTGGTCAACGCTGCCGCGTTGCGCGGGTCGGGTAGAATGCCCTCATCCCATATAGTATGGCGTGCTGTTCCGCCAACAAACCTAGCCAGCGGCCCCGCTACCATAGATGGGTTTGTAGCGGCACACAGAACAGAATAGACCGCGTTGCTTTCTAAAATTGAAATGCGCGGCGGCGATGAGTGTATTTGAACGTATGGTGTTGTATATCCATCGGTGTGTCCGACAGTAAAATACCCGTTGTTTGTTATGTAAAGGTTTCCATATACCGACCCTCCGGCCTTGGCTAAATAGGCGTTGCTCAAAGCCGCGTTCGGTGTTCCGAGTCCAGCCGCAGTAGTGTTCGTCAGGTTGGCGGCGTCGCGGTAATAGCTGGAGTCATACCCATCCAGCTTGTCGGCGTCGAGATTAGCCCACTTGCCCGTCCCGGCTGTTCCCGATTCAAAATCAAAGTAATGGTAAGGCGATCCGCTGAACCAACCTATAGATGCGACGTTAGTGATCGTCCGGTCGTCCATGTTGAGGTTGCCGGTCATAACCCCACCAGTTGTGGAAAGCGCGGCGGCGGCGAGGTTGCTCGCGCCCTGCGCCCATGCGCGTGCGGTCGCGTCCGTACTGCTTTGCGAGGCTGATAGCGCGAGGTTGCTGGCAACCAGTGCAAGGTTGCTTGCCGCCGATGCCGATGCGTGTGATGCATAGGCATTGCTCAACGCCAGATTAGGAACACCAACATTTAGCGCGGCAATCGCGTTGGTTATCGAATTGGTAGGCACCACCATCGCCGCGAGGTTGGTCAGCGCCGCCGCGTTGCGGGGGTCGGGCAATGATGCAGAGTGCGATGTCCAGACAGCGTTCGTCTGTTCATTGGCATCTATCCAGTACGGCAGCCCGGCATCTAATCCTGCTGATGCGACTAGTTTGTTTGTCTTAACCGCCGCGCCAAATGTCGTCAAAAAGGCTATGGCATCAGAGTAGTAGGAGTAGGACCATCCCGGCCTAACGCGGCCGCCGACCGGCACGGTCATAGCAATGTATGAGGTGTTTGACACGGGAGCAAATGCCTCGGACTGTTTTTGGTAGCCTGGTATTTCTGGCATCTCGCCAAACAACCAAGAGCCAATGATTTCTCCGTTTTGTACATCAATATTCTGAGACCCGTTGGCCACCCTATAAATGTTGGTTATGCTATATGAATCGCGGAAATCAATGTCTCCATAGGCCGCGCTTTTCCACCAGTTAGTAGCTACATACGCAAGATCGGGTATGGCGTCATCGCCCCATAGGCCAAGACTGCCGTAATTGTTTTCAACCACGGCCCGATCGCCGTCGATCAATAACGTCCCGGCATCGGCCTCTAAATCCACGTGACCGCCTGCGTCGAGCAGTCTGATGTGGCCGTCAACTGCTAGGTTGCCGCTCAGCGTTCCGCCCGTGGTGGACAGCGCGGCAGCGGATAACAGCGCAGAGTTTGATACCGACGCCTGCACATCTGCCGCGAGATTGCTCATGCCTACGGCGTTAGCGACAAGCCGGAAACTCCCGTCATAGTTCAGATCGCCCTGCCCGGTGACGTACTGGGCCTGGATGTTTCCAGCCGGGTTGTAGATCAGCAGCTTGTTGACGCCCGATGTCAGCGCCAGCGTCGTACCCTGTAGCTTGGCGGCATTAAAGACGGCGTTGGTGTAGTCGTTGGTCCCGGCGCTGCCCATCTGTGCTACGCGGTTGCTGGCCGCAACTGCCCATGCGCGTGCGGTCGCGTCCGTACTGCTTTGCGAGGCTGATAGCGCGAGGTTGCTGGCAACCAGTGCAAGGTTGCTTGCCGCCGATGCCCACGCACGCGCCGTTGCATCCGTGCTGGATTGAGAGGCGGATAAGGCGAGGTTGCTGGCAACCAGTGCAAGGTTGCTTGCCGCCGATGCCCACGCCCGCGCCGTGGCATCCGTACTAGACTGCGAGGCTGACAACGCTAGGTTGCTGGCACCAGCTACACCGGCCCACGTAGCGTAGTCTGACTTAAGCGTAAGCACGGCAGATGAAGCAGCCCATCCGTTGCTTGTCCCGTTGCTTATGGTTATTTCCGACCTCATTAACCACGGCGCCTGTGTCGATCCAACGTAGGCTATGCTGTCGCCGGCTGGGGACCAGATAAGCCGCAAGGGGGCATATGCGGCGATGCCCATGTAATTAGTACCTTGCCACACTTGCATCGCCGTGAAGTACGATCCGGTCGGCAGATTTGCCTGACCAGCGGTTAGCGCCACCTGGACTTGGTTGCCGCCTGCGGCCACCAGCGTTCCGGTCGCGTTTATGTATAGCGTGTTCAGGTCATTTGACCGCCACGCTTTTAGCAGAACGTAGGCATCAGACGGCAATGCCACATGCTGATTGGCTCGCCGCACAAACACGTTATAGGTAACGGATTCGCCGCTGTACCACTCGATGGCCGGAACTTGGCTATTGCCCTGCACATCTACAACGCGGTCAATCTGCCTGATGTTAAGCGTTTCGGCAAATAACACAGAGGACATGGCTACAAAAAGGACAAATAGTGCTCTCATAGTGTCTTACCCTTGGTGATTAGTGTATCGCCATTGATTAAGTCGCGCAGTTTGGCGCATGGGCTACCGGCGATTAGTCGGCCATTCCCGTCAAGGCACGGCGATCCGGTCATAACGGCAACCGGCTTGAGCGTTCGCTCCAATAGGTCTCCAAGGCGCAACTTTGACAACCATCTGTCTTTTAATCGTGTCAACCCTTACGACACACGCTGTTATCGGCTGGCTCTTTATCCAGCCCTCTACCCGTCACCGGGCAGGTCGGACTATATCTTCGCCTTTCGGCGGTCGGGCTTTCGTGGACGGCTAATCCGGTTCTCGGTCGCCGCCTAGTCTCTACACCTTCCGCGCATTCCTACGCGGCTTGGCTCGGTATAATCCGCTTTGGACTTCCACCGAATTAACCCGTCATGGGCTATGGATTGGTGCAACTAACGCATGGCGCCTCCGTGTAGTCGGTTTGCGGACACTGGTCCGCGCGTACTTCGGTAAGAGTGGCCGCATCTATAATCGCGGCATGCTGGTCGCTTGGCACAAACATGGACAGTGACCACTTTATGCCAGCCAAACCGTAAAAGTTATCGAACGGTCCATACGTGTCAGGTATCACGCCCGTGTTATCGCGGTCGGCATAGTGATGTAAGTCTAGTTCCAACCCGACTACCAAACGTTGTCCAGCCCGCGCATCAAGCCATGCCCGCAGATTTTCGGGGAATAGCGCTTCTTCGTCTCCAGGCGCGAACCCGGTCCAGCCATCAAAGTTTCCGGCACCCGTGCATGGGTTGTAGTCCCAGCATTGCGATACTACCGGAAACTCGGTTCTACGTCGCATGATGTACCAGCACCGCCGATTGCCACCAGTGCCGCTATTATGCATGGCAAGGCGAAGCGTAAAATCCTGCCCGCTTGGTGCGCCGATCCATAGCGATGTCGCGCCTTCGGTCCATCGTAAATCATTCCAGACGAGCGCTCGCCTGCACGTAGGATTTATATGCATGTCGAAGTAATCCGGCTCATCTTCCAGCCACACCTCGCCCCACGTACCAGATAGGCCGGCGCAATCAGCACAACAACACCCGCGCGAGATGACCCGCTCGCGTTGCCTGATTAGGTATCCGGATGTGCGGTTCGTGACCATGATTGTTAAGAGGATATGGCGCAGTTGCCAAGGTCCATGACGACCTTCGATCCGCGCTCGTGATACTTGATCTCACCATTCGTCACCGTGGCGATAAGGAATAACCGGAACAATTTAGCTTCGTCGTTGGTATAGGTTGGCATTGTTGCGGACCACTCGGCTTCTCCGTCTGACCAACCAGTTGTAGAAGGCGATTCGCCGCTCTCAAGCAACCCGGTATAGTAATACTTCATCCACGCGATACCGTTGCCGGTTCCTAACTCCTTTTCGGCAACGTCTTCCCATTGCCCGTCTATGACTAGCCGCTTGCCTGCTGTGCGGAATACGGTTGGCTGTCCATCCACCACATCTATGCGTAGGTCAAAGTCGTGTGACTGGGACCAACTATCTAACTCAAGCACCAATCCGTAATCTGTAAAACGGCCCGTGCCGGTCATTCCATAGATAGTCACCTGCTGATTGAGTATCTTGGCAACGCGGTTCATCCACGTCGCTACAGGCTTCCACCACGGCTTTCCGGACCATGACTGTTTGAGATTTAACCCGCTAGGCGGCATGGTTAGTCATCCGGTCCAACGTAATCTTCCCACGACATCAAGGCTTCCCACGTCTGTCGCCGCACCTTCCACGGGTTGCCCGTCGATACCTCGTAGTCGGTTACGTCTTCGACGCAAACAAACTCCACGCCATCAAAGTCCCAGCCCGGATCACCCGCTTGGCCGGAAAACAATACTTCAAGCTCGTTAGCGGTTGTTCCGACTTGAGACGCCCATTCGTGGTCTGCGGATAGTATCTGTTGCCTCACGCACGTTAGCCGCTCGCGCTGCTGCTTGGTCCCGTTATTGTCGCGCACCTCCAGAATGTGAGACCGCGATACAGCCTGCCATGCAGCGAGAATGCTCATTGTACACCCGCCATAGATGTGTTGGTGGCGATTTGTTTTAACGCGGCTAACTGGCTATCAAGCGTTGCCTGCATAACCGCTCGCTCATTTGCCAATGTATTAGCCTCGCGCTCGGCATCGGCTCCAGCCCCCGCCATCGCTTTCGCCTGATCCATTGCTGCCAGTGCATCACGCGCGGCCTGCGCCCGCTTCGATACCTTACTAGCGTTAGAGTCCCACCGCGCCATCCTGTTTAGTTCGTCCCGCGTTTTAGCGTCATCGTTGCGCCGGTCTTTTTGGTTCTTAACGAAGTCTCGGAACTCTTTTCCACCGGCGATTACGGCATTTGCCTGGTTTGCGGCGATGCGCTTTTCGTCTTCCGCTAGGTTGCCCATAAGCTCGGCATCAGCACGCGCCCCCGCTTCTGCGGCTTCCTTTTTGGCGATGGAAGCTGCCTTTAGCTCATTCTCTGCGGCCTTTGCGCGGTCATTAGCCAGTTTCGCGCGTATCTTGTCCGCGTCGATAATGGCCTGATCCACTTGCAACAACAGTTGTTGCCGTTGCAGTTCGGTTCCGGCGTGGTTCGCGCGTTCCTTTAGCATACGCGCTTGGTCCTCAAGCACCTTGAGTCTCCGCTCATCATCCATCGTTGACAGTTTAAGCAATGCGCGTTGCTTCTGGATTTCGGCGGTAGCGTTTGCGTCGGCCTGCTCACGCGCAAGCCGCGCACCCTCATCCGCGCTGCGCCCGAATCCTAGCATGTTGCTGAAAAAGTTTACGGCTGCGGCGCCAGCGCGGATCATCCCGTTTTTCAGGTTCTCTATATGCCACGTCGCGGACTCGATATTCCTTACCGTGCCTTCGCTGATTATAGAGTAGTCGCCCGTGCGCCGCGCTTCGTTGGCCAACTCGATTACGGCCTTTGTGGTTTTTGCAACGGCTACACCAAACGCGGCGACTAATCCGGTCTTGAACATGCCTCCCATCGCGCCAAAGCCGCGAGATAATCCTTGGCCGAACCTGCTTAACTGCGCCCGCGCACCGGCAAGACCGGCGTCGAACCAGCGCCGGTCCAGACCCAGATACGCCATTATTTTCGCAAGTGCCATCTACGCCGCCTCCAATCCTACCTCAAGCGCACGCTGGCGAAGTTTGCGCGTTATGTACGGGACCAATCCGCTTTTCGGGTTATAAAGCACCTCGCGCACGCCAAGGCGCATGTAGCTTTCCAAGATTCGTTGCTTACCAGCAGCGTCAGCCTGTTGACTCACCGATTGATTGCCGCGCATCGGATAGCGACTTCCCTTGATCGGGATAGCGAAGTAAGTGAACAGCGAGGCCATGCTGGGCATCCTCACTTCTGCCGGCCAAGGTGTTACCCTTACCCTGGTGACGCGCTTCCCATACCATGCTGCGGCCTGTGCAAACGCGGCCACAAACGCACCCACACGAGCGGAACGCCGCCTCAATATAGTTTGCGATACGCGCTTCCAATCCTTCGACTTCATCTGGCCGCGCCTGACAACGCGAAACTCGGTCATGGTCGTTCGCTTCCTGACAATCTTCCCATTCGCCAACCGCATGCTTGAAACGGGACGCGCATCGACGCCACGATACCCGCGCCTCAACGATTGAGGATTTACGATAAGCGCTTCCTGTTCGTTTTTTACACGGCGCCGACCAAGGTTCAGCTTGAATCCATTGCCGGAACCGGACAGCAGTTTTGAAGTGAACAACGCCCACATGTCCGCTCCGCGTTGCCACGGTTTGCTATGCCCCTTGCTGTAGGTGGTCCAGTGCTGCGCCCACAGGTTTTTTATGTCGCGCTGGCTTTTGTTCTTCTTGGCCACCTCTGCGGATCGCAAGCATAGGTCGCCAGCCGTGTTTTTAAGCACGGTAACAGAATCCTTGCGCGTGACCGTCATGTAACGCGCAAGCGCCGCGTTAATTTCGCGGGTATCTATGGTTACGCTAATCATGGTCGGCCTTGACCGCTGACCTTGCCTTTATGCGTTCGATCTCCGCCCGGTAATCGCGGAACGCCTTTACCTTCGGCCCGTTTGTATCGCGCTCATATCCGTTCGGCAGCGGCATGGTGGACAACATGTGCAATACCTGGTCATCCGGCATGTCCCAGAGGTACACGCGCGGTGGTTGGTGGTAAGTCGCGCATAGCTTGGCTACGATGTCGCCAAACAATGCGGCCAGCGTAGGAGAGTATGGGTCATCATTTGACGGCTTATCGCCATCTGGCGTTAGGATGCGCTCCACCGCATCGGACAGTTGTCCCGCAGTAGCCGTTAGGGTACGCGCCCACCCGCGCACGGTTGCTACGGCTAGCCCCCTAGTAGTGATGGATTCAAGTGTCTTTTGGTCTCGCGCGTGGGCAAGCGCAAATGCGGCGGCGTATATTCTTAACTCATGTTCCCCGTGGAACCATTGGTCGGCGCGTTCAACTACCCACAAGCGCATCCCGTAGGTAGGTCGGTGCAAAGCCGCGTTGCCTACGATTATTGGCGCGTCAAGCCACTCAAGACTGTCGCTTCGCGTAGGGTAGATTACCCGCTCACAAAGTCCGTACAGATTCGCCCACTCGCGCGGTTCTACAACCGCAGAATGGTTCATCAGCTCCGTAACGGTCTGTTCGAACAGTTCGTTTATGCGGGACATGGATCACGGATTATACAACGGCCAGCGTCAATCCCTTGCGACAGGTCAGGGAATAGGTCTCGTATTCGGTGTTGCTCTCGCTAGGCGATGTCTGCGCGGTCACGGTGTAGCCGGTTGGCGCCGTGATAGCCGACAAAGCGGTAAGCGTCACCTCGATATATGCATCGTAGTTTTCGTGAGCAACGACCGTACCGCTTGCGCCGGGCTGGTCCGCATGTTCGCAGGCAATGCGGATGCTGACACTTTGCCAGTCTGTCCCGCTGTTTGCCGTGGTTGCGCCGGTCAACGGTGCGGCGGCTATTCCGAATGCCTGCGCCACCGTGATCCCATGCGCCACCTCCTTTAGCGCGGAGACTGCCGGCGGCGTACCGTCGTTATGCTTGTGGGCGGTTAGTTGCATGTCGGCATAATCAGCGTTGTTAAGGGTCAAGCTGATCTCGGTAAGCACGTAATCGGTGGCAATATCCGCGCCAAGCGAGGCCGGAACCGTGTTCGTGTTGCTGATGCATTTGTACGACGCGGCCACCGATTGTAGTTCATTGGTGGCATTTATCACCGCTTCGTCGCCAGCCGCGCCCAGTACGCGGGACACGTCCTTTGTCTTGTTGATGGACAAGGATTGTAATGTCCATCCGGTGTGCGTTCCAAGGGTTTCGCTTACGCCAAAGTTATAGGCCATGTCATACCTCCGGCGCTGTATTCAGCGCGTCAATCTGTAGCTGCATTTCCAAAAACCAAACACGCATCTCACCGCCTTGACTCAAGTCCTCGTCTATCGATCTTGTTCCGCGCCGCAGTTCACAACCCAGCACGCGGACCAGTTCAATACCATCAACCGTTCCACTGCGAATCGGGCATAGCTCCATGATTTTGCCGGCCAGTCGTTGCGCCTCGATACGTTCGCTAAAGAACCCATCCAGGGTAGCGGTAAATCGCCAGTATGGGCGGGGGCTGGACTCCGGTTCAGCAATTCCGGTTATGGCAAATGACCACCCGGCAAGGTCCGCTATGGACGGAGCGTCCTTCGGAAGCTCGGCAAGCCAGGCGCTTGTGTTTTCTACATCGCCAGTCTCGGAGATGATATGGTCGAACACGTTGCGTTCAGCGTTTCGCCATGCGTATAGCGCGACCTCTGTCATTCCAGTCGGCATTACTCGCGCCTCCGGAGCGTCAGCCTGCAAACGTGGGAATCGGAGTCACGCTGCTCGACGTAGTAATTGACGCTATCGATGGTAACGGTATCGCGCACGGCTGGAAGCGCGGTAAGGTCGGCCACGCAAAAGCTCGCCTCTATATCGTAGCCAAGGAACTCGCCAACGTCTTGAAGGTCGTTTGACCGTCTAATGGGCGATGCCACACATGATATTGTCTGACCGGAATAAACAAGCGCGGATGGCACGTCACTCGCCGCCGCCCGCACATCGCTTGCCAGCATATCTAGGTTGAGTGCCATAAAAACTTCGGGGGCGGTCGGGGAAGGAGGAAACCCCGCACCGCCCCCGACCTACCGACTCGACTACGTCAATCGTCGCCTAGCACTGAATAAGTTACCGTAACCTCGCCATCCACACTGACCGAGGATGCTCCGGTAGCCGATAGAGCATTGGTTGTAAACACGTTCAGGTAGATGTCGGACGCGGTCGCGCTGCCATCCAAACGCACATCATCAGAGTTCAGGATTTGTCCCTGAACGCGGATAACGCCCGATGTGTAGGTGGATGTTTGCACGATATAGGCAAGGTTAGTCTCGCCCGCACCGATAGCGCCGTTACCCGTGGTGTTCTCCGTGGTACCTAGTCCCCACGTCAGGGTATCGCCAGCGGCGGTTACGTTCGTGCTGGTCGGAAGCACATTGACCACCACGCCATGTACAACAACAAACCCTTCCGGCAGATCGAACAGCTTGAGGCTGCCGCCCGTAACCTTATTGGTCGTTGCGGAAGCAACACTGATGCTGTCCGATTGTAGGACGAAGGTCCGTTGCTGGTACGCATTCTTTCCGGCGCCGTGTACGGACACCGCCTGCGCGATGCTGCCGGCAAGGATCAGGCAACCCACGGTGATGATAAGTTTTTTCATTTCTCTACGAGCCTCGCTTCTTGGGATTTGTTTGGGCTTTTGGTCCGATCTTGTAACGCTTTTCGATGCCGGTGCTGGACAGTACCATCAGCACCCCGTCACCGTTGCCACGCGCAACCGATTCCGCGCGAGCGGTGGCCAGTATCCCAGCCACATCATCGCTCGGACCGCTCACCACGCTCCACGCGGAGAGCGGTCCAGGTTGCTCAATCGCTATTGCGACCTTCGGCATTAGGCGCTCACGATCCGCTTGAGGCCGGTGGTCTGGCCGGCAGTCGCGCCGAACAAGCATTCAAAGGCCGCCCACGTCGCGCCCGTCTTCGGGGAATACCACTGGCGGTAGGTCAACGGGATTCCGGTAGCATCGTCAACCACCTGGATCACGTTGATGACCGGGCTGGCCGAAATCGGCATTACCGGCGCCATCGCCACCGCGAACGCGCTGGGCACCGCGCCGAAGCCGGTGGTGTTTTCCGAGGTGATCGCGCTGGGCAGCGCGTTGGTGCGGAAGATGTCGAACCCCGCAACGCGGCCCGTGGAACCCTCGCGCAACGGCTCGCTCGATCCGCTGGCGCTGGCATTCTTCAAGGCCGGGTCTTTGGTCAGTTGGTTGTGGTACCCGTTGTTCAGGATCAACGAACGGCCCACTTCGGGAGCGTCGGCATCGTTCAGCAGACCGGCTAGGTCGGTCACGTAATCCGAATCAAAGGACGCCTGCGCCACGATGATCTTGTGCGTGTTCGCCGTGTTGCCGAAGGTAGCGGCGGTGGCCAGTCCGGACACGTACTGGAACACGGCCTTCGCCACGGAATAGGCCGCTTCTCGGGCGCGGAGCGCCATCATGTCGAACGGGTTTTTCACGCCTTCGACGTCGGTGATGTGGAACGCGCGGAACTTGTGCTGGTTCAGCGTTACCTGCTTGCCGGTCACGGTGCTATCGCCGCTCTCATAGTCGCCCGCGAAGTCGCCGGCGCTCATGGCCGTTATAAGGGGGACGTTGATGGTGGCGTACTTGCTCATCGGCTGCGGCGACGGCAGGAATGAGAAGGCGCGCAACGGCGCAAGCGCGGCCTTAAAAGCCTCAAGCCCTTCCTGGGCGATGAGGGTAGGATCGACGGTGGTCAGGGTATTGCTCATGTTTTTTCTCCGTTACGCGCTTACTTTCCGCCCACTAGGGCTTTCTTGTTCGCCCGGTAAAACTTCGTGCGTTCAGCCGGGTCACTGATCGCATTGAACTGGTCGCGGATAGACGGTTGCGCGTCATTAGCGGAAGCGTCCACCACTGGCGCGGCGCCGATGTCGTCAAATTGCTTGAGAGCCAGCTTTGCTTGCGCGTCGGCTAACGCGGCCTGCGCTGCGGCGAGTTCGGCCTTGGCGGATTCCATACCAGCGGTGGCGAGGGTTAGCGATGCGGCCTTCGACTCAACGTCTGCCGCGAGTTCGGCATTGCGCTTGTTGGATTCTTCCAACGCGGCGAGCGAAGATGCGAGTTGCTTGTTTACCGATTCAAGTGCGGCGGTAAGTTCGGTTTCGCGGGTCAGTGCGATGTCCAACCGTTCGGCTAATGATAGCTTTGCCATATGTCTAACCTTTTCTATTTTTGTATCAGTTTTTGTTTTTTTTCGTCATCCGCGCGGATGTTATCGCCACGCTAATGTCGCCTACCTCATCAATCAGTCCTGCGCCAACGGCTTGATCCCCGAACATGGTTTGACCGCGCATAGCTTCGCCATCCACCCGGCTGCGGTTTTCCCGCACGAATTGGGCAAACAGATCGTATAGGTAGTCAACGGAGCGCTGGAAATCTGCGCGTTGCGCCTCGCTCAACGACGTTCCCGGCAAGCCTGCCGCCTTTAACGGAGACTCGCTGGATTTGATTAACTCCATCTTGTATCCCGCTAATTCCAGCGCACGCGATTCGTCGAGGAATGCGAGATAAACGCCGATGCTGCCGATTGTTGAAGAACGTGCGGCGATGATTGCCTCGCTACCTGATGCAAGCCAATAGGCGGCGGACGCCATGAGACCGTCAGTGTATGCAATGACCGGCTTTATGGTGTTGATCTCGGCTATTCGCGCCGCCAATTCTGGTACGCCCTGGACGGTTCCGCCCGGCGAATCAATAGCCAAAACGATGCCTTCAACCATTGGATCGGCAAGGGCAGACTCCAACCGCTGCCCGATCTCACGAACATCAACGGCGCCGCTGATTCGCTCCATGCGGCTGATGTCCTTTGAGATGACGCCACGCACGGGAATAACCGCGATGCCGTCATGGTACGTCGTTTCCTGTTCGTCAGGCTCAAGCTCGTCCAGTACGTCTTCCGATACGGTCTGCTCGCCGCTTAAGTGGCGCAGCAATATCTGCGATATGGTGCGATGCATGGCCGGCAGGATTAGCCACGGCTCGCAATATACGCGGCGTAGTGATCGCTCAAACCTCATTGGCTTTACTCCCGTTATCGGTTGGCATGGGCGCGTTTACAGTTTGCCCCGGTTGCAACGTCTGGATCAGGTCGCGCCATGTCAGGCTGGTCCCGCTCTCCGCGTTAACCTCATCGGCAATCCGCTGTGCCGTAGCTATGTCCTGCGCCTTTTCGCGCAGCACGTCTTCGCCGTCGCGTCCTGACTTACGCGCGAACGTGCTAACGCTTGTGACTCCGGCGTTAAATCCCTTCATGTGGGCATCAATTCCGCCCTCTGGGTCGATCCAGGTATAGTCCGGTTGCGACCACTCGACCCGATACCATTGCGACACGCCACGATTATCAAGCGGCGCCGGAGATAACGCGCCGGCCTTGATCGCCTTGGCTATCCGCCAATTCCATACGCGCGTCATCATGACTTCTACCATCCACGTATGGTAGTTCAGGAAGGTCTTATAGACTTGGGCGAGCGCGGCCTTGTTTGAAGAAAAGCTGGATTGTTTGAAGTCGAGGACAAGGAACTCGTAAGGCATGGACAGCGCCGCGCCGATCAATCGAAGCAGAAGTTCGTTGTATGGTATAAACTGGCCGTTCGGCGTGTTGCTTGCAAGGGATTGAATCTGGTCGCCGCTCCGTAGGTAGTAGGTCTGACCATCCTCGATCCGTTCGTACACGCTTCCGCTGGTTTGCGTGCGATTCGCCGTTGCATCGCGCGGACCAAGGTTGGCTATCTTGGCCGCGCCCTCCTCGGTGTAGATTGCCCACCCGCGCCGCGCGTCCATCTTCGCCCGTTGCAAGGTCGATTCCTGCAACATACCAAAGTCACGCAACGCGTTGATTACCGGCGCGAGTTCGGGGATTCCGCGCAACTGGTCAAAGCGGATCGGGCGCATGCAATGGATAACATCCTGCGCCCGGAACTGCTTGGCCGTCTTCGCGTCGATTCGCCCGTTTTTGTCGCGGCTTGCGATGTAGTAGCCGTTAGCTATTCCCGTAGGACCAACGGCAACGCCCTCGCAAATTGATGTATCATCGGATTTATTTGCCGGATCGCAGACTCGCTCCGGTTCGATTGGTTGCAACTGCCCGCCATCGGTAAGCAGTAAGAAGGATTCCCCGAAGATAAGCCGTTGCGACACAACCAACCGCTGTAGCTCGCGCAAGGATACGCGCTGGCGGCTGTCTGCCACCTTTGACCATTCACCGAAAAACGCCTCGGCATCCTTATTCCATGCCGGGTCCGTTGTCTTCGCCTGCGGCGTGATGCCTGGTCCCACCACATTATCTGCAAACCTTTCGCATAGGCCGGCGACGATGGCGTTGTTGCGCCTCAAGTCCAGGCACTCTAGCCGAAGGCGCGAGCGGTCCCACCCGCCGATCTGCTTATCCTCATCAACGGCTGTCGTTCCGCGCCACAAGGCGTCCGGCCTCATGGTGGATTGTTTCGCGCCGTCATAACCACCGGCACGGAATCCATGCAACGCGCCGCGCAATCTGTCTGCCAGCCTCATGAGTCAAAACCTCCGCGCATGTCTGCGGTCGTGGTAAATCCAAGGCGCTCGGCAGATGCCCGGCTTGCCCAGTAGTTATACAGGTCGTGGAGCGTGGGCAGGTCCAGCTTCGTAAACGTGCGGCCTGATATGGAATAGCTGGAGACAGTTCCGGCTACGATGGCCTCAATTGCCGTCTGGTAAAGCTCGGCCAACTCTGATGCATTTTTAAGCGGCATATGGTGTTTCCACCAAAAAGCCGCTTTGTATCCGTTAAAGCATTTTATATGCACCGGACCAAACCGCACCGGCAAGGCAGTAGGCTTCGCAGTCAAAGAGGTGGTCTTGACCCTTGACCACCCATTCCCCATCGACGCGCCGCATGGATGTTAGTTGCCGGTTGTAATCGATGGGCAGTCCGCGCGGGATATGCCACTTCCGCGCAGCTTCTCCGCGCAAGCAGTCCATTAACAGGGTCCGCCAGTAGTCTGCGTGAATCTTCATATGCAGGATTTGCCGCCCGCCGCCGCCCGACCGCGTACCCTCAAACGGGTCGATCTTGCCCACCAGATATGGCATGGCCAGCTTGTCGTGACCCTCTACAGGGACGAAGTTATAGGCCTCGCACGCCTCATAGGTTTCCATTCGCCTATAATTGCAGTCGATCATGACCCGCGTTGCCGATGCAGAGTCAGCGATTTTAGACAATTCCTCGAATGTGTGCGCGGCGCCATAATCTACTAGGTGGCTGTCGCCATCTCCGCTAAAGCGCCGGATCACGTACCAGATATGCGTTTTTTGCACGTCGGCGCCGATGATGACCGAGGCCGGAATACCATCGCCGGCTGATGGCGGATGGCCGCGTGCATAATCCAACTCGCGCCCCGTGACCGCCTCCTGACTTGTTGACTCAATGCGTTCGTGGAATGGTTCGGCAAGGTACTCGTAAACGAATGTACGCATGGCGGTGGCGCCGCGTTGCTTGGCAGTCAGGAAGGCTACGGCTATGTCTCCAAAGTCACCCGACCTGAACGGGGTTAGGAATGCGGTGACGTGGTAGGATCGTACAGAGGTTGGCGCGGCTGGATTCGTTGGAACCCATCGACCAGACCGGACAATCTTCATGCGTTCCCCGTCTTCTATCTTCGCGCCGCCAGGCGTTATGTAGTGAGCGGTTGCACGCACGCGGTCCAAATCCCAAACACCATCATCGCCTTTAGCACCCTGATCCCACCGCAAACCGTCAGAATCTCGCGTACCCATGCGGAACTCGAAGTCCCTTCCAGTAGCCGGATCGGGCATCCTCCACTTGCGCCGGTCGCCGCGTGCATATTCCACAAAGATTGGGTCATCTTCACTGGATCGCTTTTGGGCTGGATCAGGCGATGATAAAAAGACGATGTGAGCGAATGGGTAGGATGCCGTCCGCTTACGAGCCATGTCGGTACTATATTCCGGCCACAGGCTTACCTCATCGCAAAGCACCATCGCCCAGCCATCCTGTTTGAACGCCTGCCGAGCCTTTGGCCATGTTACGCGCACATCACAACCCGGCATGGCTATGTCGTGTTGCGTAGCCTGCGCCGCGCGGTATAGCTTCCATGCCGGCGGACAAGCTCGGAAGCCGCGTTTGATTCTTTTTTCCATGAACCGCTCTGCGCTTATCTGGTCGCCGGTAACATAAAGAATCGGTTGCGGAGCATTTACCACGGCATAGCGGATCGGGTTCAGCAATAGGTTTTCGCTACCGCCGGCACGGGCGCACTTCAAAACAATGACTTCGCGCGTAACCGGATTAGTCAACTCCTCTGCCGGCTCTGTCCAATACGGCATAAAGTCAGGGTCAAAGCGCTCGTGCTTTGGCGTGTCATAGTTCGGCGCAAGCGCGAAGTCCACATGACGACTGCACCAATCCGGTACCGTCATGGCCGGCGGCCAGCGGATCGAAGCGCTATATTCGCTACCCGTTTTTAGACGTAGCATCAGTCACCCGTTGCGCCAGGTCTTTACACGTCCGCTCGGCAATCTCGTTCGCCTTCTTATACGCTTCCGGCGTCCGTATCTCGGCTGCGACCCATGCCACGAATTGCTGCAACCCCGCCCTGGTGATCGTGGCTATCTCTCGGACCTCGGATAGCCATTCGGTCATCGGCTTCAACTCGCTCAACCTCTCCTCAATCTCTATGTCCAATAACCTGATTTCGCGCTTCAACTTTTCATCGCGCAAGTCGCCGTCGCCTAACTGCTCTGCCGCTTTATTCCGCCGCCACGTCTGCCACGCCACCACGTCGCGCCGCCCGTCAGGAAGATTGTGCGGAATGCTCATGGCGTGATCCCGCCGCCACGTAGCTATTGTGGCCGGAGCAACGCCTAATTCCCTCGCCAATTCCTTGTCTGTTTTTGTGTAGCGTGGTGGTTTCATAACTTAAGTCCATTCCCGCAAGGTCTTACGCTAAAATTTCACGGGCCAGCGAACCTGATATTCAGTCTCATTTGCCGGAAGTACCTTGACGGGGGGTTGCAGGTTGTCACCGCCGTTTGCATCGCGCCTCTAAACTTTTGAACGGATGTTTTACACCGGCCCACCGGCGGCGCTGGCCGATCTCGAACTCGCGGTGGACCCTGTAGGCTCCCATCAGTTCCGGGTGTTCGCGGTCCATCCACGCAACGACACGGGCAACCTGTAGCGGCGTCATGTTCAACAGTTTGCCGATTTTCGCGTACGACAAAGCCGGATCGACCAGCCGGGCCAGCAGAACGGACGGCGCGTGTGTGTGCTGGCGGAATAACTCCATCAAAAAGGCCAGCACTTCGGCGGGGCCGCCATGTTCCCGGTCATTCTCATGCCCACGATCAGCGCCGCATAACTCGCAACGGGCGGGCGCGGCTTTAATGGCTTCGTTTAGCTCGTAAAAATTCGGCATTATCTAATTCAGATTTGTCACGGCGATTGCGCGGGTGCATCCGCGAAGCAGTCCGTTGGCTTCCCGGCAAATCTCGCGGGCGAATAGGTACGCCCAGCGTTCGACCAGTGCGGCGGCCTTGGCTGGGTCAGGCTCGAATACGTGTGGCAGGGCATAGCGGACCTCCCATGCGTCTAGGCTGCCCAAGACCGATTGCTCTGTCTTGAGCTGGCCACACATCTCGCAGCGTTCTTCGGAAGCTGTTGCGATGTCAGGCGAGAATGTTAGTTCGCGCATGAGCATCGACTTATTTGCACTAGCGCATAGTGTCAATGCATATGATTCGCCCAGCGTATCAAGTCCGCAGGGTACTCAAGCTCATGGCAAGGTACGCATTCAGGTTGCTTACCGCGTCGAATGAAGAACGCGCAATATCCGCGATGAATCGCCATGCGGAATCCGTCGTTGCGGCGGAATCGACGTTCGACCTTTGCTTGCCTGTGACCCCATTGGCCGTTGACGTTGTGACCGATCAGTGGGTTTACCCTCTTAAACAGATATTTTATTGTTGCTTTGGTGGTCATGTCAAGCCTGTAGTTTGCTGTGCCTCCGTTTGTATGTCCGGCATCACCGACCGTAACACCGTTGTTTTGCCCCCACGCCCGCCCGTGATCCGCAGCAGCCCCGGCCCGTGCGCCTTCCACATTTTTAGAAGCATATTCTCACGCGCAGTCATCGGACGCGGCTTCCAGTCCTCCCAAACTCGCCGGCCAGCCTCGATGTAGCTGTAATCCACGCGCCACTTGATACCGGCCTTGGCGTCCAGCACCACGGGCTCCGGCTTGAATACCAGGTCCGTGATTTCGCCAGCGCGTTCCAACAATCGCAGCAACTCCCAGCGACGGCGCTCGCCCTTTGAATCGTAGGTATGCCCGGTAGCCAAGTCGTGCGAAGGCCGCGCGTTGAACTTGTTGCGCCTGCATAGCCATGTCGGTTTCATGCCGCAACCAACCCCCACAGCTTCCGATTCATGGCCGCGCAAAACGCCCGATACGTTTTGACCGGCCCGCCGTCGTTTCTTGGTCTTCACTTGGTTTCCTCTTTGGCCGCCGAACGCTGGCCGGTGGTGTTAGGCCACTACGCGCTTTCGGTATGGTCCACCCTCGCGCGCAGAGCCATGATCGTATGAGAATTTCATCGCCTCGGCATCCTCGTAGAACAGCCAGTGTTCCATGTCCTCGATTCGGACGAGTCGGCGCACATTGGGTTCACCCATCGCCCACTCGAAAAGCTGGAGCAGATACCATCCCGGCTCAGGGTTGCCGATGATGACTCCCTGCCATTCCACTTGGTTGTCATCCTTGCCGATTGAGTGGAAGAACTGGCCTAACAAGGCGCTGGAGGCAACAGCCGCCGCGCTTTTGGTTTTCGATTGTTTGGTTTGCATATTCACGTTTTTTGGTTATTCGGCGGCTGTGCCTCAGCTTTTTTCGTTGGGTGTACTAGTCACCGCTCCATACTCCATCAGGCCGCATCTTGGCGAGCGCAAGCAGTTGCAACAGCGCCCGCTTTGCGTTCCCCTCTGCGGCCTTCCAGTAGTCATCGTCCACATCATCGCCAAGACGCTTGATTGCCTGTTCCAGCACTGGCATACTGTCGGCCCCCGTCATGCCGTAGATGGCGCGGATTCCCTTCTCGCCCATCACGCGGTAATAGTGCTTCGCGTAGTTGTACGTGACATTCAGGTGCGCCTCAGTAGTCCCGCCAAGTGCATACGTCCCGCCCCTCATGTGGTGCGGCTCGTCGAGTTCCAACGTCGCCTTTGTCACAGGGTCTTGCAGTTCAATGTCGTAGCTCATGTTTCCTCCAATCCTTCACCCAACCAACGCCTCCAGCCTACCGCCGTTCCGGCGTCGGCTGAGGCGGGATGTTCGGAGCACGGGTGTACTTGGACACACGCATGTTGCTTTGTGGATCATTGCGGGTGTCGTAAACGCGGCTCACCCACGACTCGGCGTCGTACTTGAATATGAAGATTTTTACCATCTGCCAACCGGCCTTCTTTCCGCGCCATGACTCGACGGCCCACAGCACGCCGTCTCTATATTGCATTGATTCGCTCATGTTTCGCTCCTCGGTTGTTCTCCTCCGCCCCCGCCGCCTTGCGCTTGGCAACGCATTCGTCGCAGCCGCATGTACGCCACGATCCGCACATCGCCACCTTGGGCGTCATGGCCTCAATGGTGTCGTAGGCATCCCGCAGCGCCGCCCGCGCCGCGTCCAGCTCTAGCTGCGTCTGCACAAGGCATTGCTGCGCGATGGTCGCCCGATTCTCCTGTTCGTCGCGCTCGCACATTAGCTGTTCGTATTTAGCGGCAAACTTGGTTAGCAGACTGTTTGCATCGGCCAGCTCGCGCTCCAGTTCGGTAATTCTTTTCCCAGCTTCCTGTAATTTATACCACGGCTGCTGCTCGCTCATGTCCTCTCCTGCCGGAACGTCTGCACGTCGGTAAAAAATGCCATCGTACTTTTGACGCCAGCTATTCCCTCTCGGTTTTTTTCGATCACCCATTCGACGCGGCGCGGGTTAATGTCGCGTGGTCCATCGGTCGCTATCATGTTAAGGATGATGTCGGCATCGCGCGTGATGTCGCGGCTCCATGCCATCTTCATTTCGTCGGTAAGGTGGTGCAGCACAATCACCGGACATCGCAGGTCATCGCGCAGCCACTTCAATTCTTCGGAAATTGCCTTGAACCGCTCCGGCTCGCTGTTGTGTTTTTTAGAAGGTTGGACGTGTTTAAGATTGTCGATTATGAGCAGGTCGCATTTGCCCTTCGAGCGATGGCGTTTTGCCGACGCGCATAGCTGGGCTTCCGTCATAGGTTCGTCCAATACCGTGATTGGCAATCCGCGCATCTCCAGTACCGCACGCCGCGCGGCATCCATATCATCAACCGTTGCCGCGCCGATCCGTATTCGCAGGCAGTTGACCTGGGCCATGTGCGATATAAACCGGCGCGAGAGATTCTGGACGCTTGATTCCAGCGAATAAAACAGGACGTTCGCGCCGCGCCGCGCGTTCCAAACGGCTATGTTAGTAGCCGCCGCCGTCTTGCCGATGGACGGTTGCGCGGCGAGGTAAATAAGTTCGTCGGTCAGGTCGCCAAATGAGATGTTCAACCAATTCCAAGGCAAGGTTACGGCGCTGGTCTTTTCGTCGCGCTTGGTCCAACGGTCCAGCACCGCGTTGGCCGCGTCAGCGAGCGTGATGTTAAAAGATTCGCCTGGACACGCGCGGCTGACGGCTAGTTCGTGGTCCGCCCTGATTTTTTGAACGTCATCATCACCGGCGTACAGACTCTCCATCGTGACTCGCGCAACGTCGATCAGGGTACGCGCCTGTTCCTTCTCCAACACGCGATCCGCGCAGTATTGGGCGACCGTTGATGTAGGGCAATCGGCCACAAGCGATTCCATGTACACGCGCCCGCCAGCCTGATCCAGCGTTCCAGACTCGCCCATCTTGTCGCATACGGTCATCAGGTTTACCGGCCTGCCGTTGGCGTGGAGCGAGGTAGCGCACTCGTAAATTGCGCGGTTGGCTGGGACGTAGAACGATGTTGGCGTAACGCCTTTGACTTGGCAGTAGGTCAAGGCGTCCTCTGACCCAATCAGAATCGACCCTATCAATCCGCGCTCTGACTCCTCACTGTGCGGTGGTATGCGGGCAATCATTTGGCACCCCCAACCATGTCCTCGGTGAACTCGCGGTAGTGCGAGGTGTCTGGTCCGCGCTGGGACACCTTCGACCCGCCACGCTCCTGACAGCGCATGAGCCACGCCGATAAAAACCGGCGATAGTCACGCTTCTTGCCCTTCGCGCCATTGTCGCGACACCAGAGCCACGCGCGAGCAAGCTCGTTGTCGATGTTTACCGCTGGACACGCCTCGACCCACGTCTTGCGGTCGGCCTCGGTGATACCATCCCACGTTGCAGAGTTGCCGGAGAAGTTGGCTGGCAAAATCATGGTCCGTTTGGACTTGGAATCATCCAAGTCCGAACAATTCTTATTGGATTGGTTTGGATTGGTTTGGATTGGTAAGGGTAAGGGAGGGGGTCCGTCAGCTATCCTTGCCACGGATACCGTGGTATCCTTGGCTTTTACAACTTCAAGCCACCCAACGGATTTTGACGAGCAAATATCTAGCATCTTTGTTACTAGACCCTCGTGTATTCCGGTTTGCAGGGCTATCCCGGTTGCATCCATCGGATCGCCCGCGTGCCGTCCGGTATCCGTCAGGTATCCTTGGCGCGGACACTGCTTGCGCGAGAGCAGGCAGATTAACGCGCACCACGCGCCGTAGATGGCTGGACCCTGCAACTCTGGTGCGTAGGTTTCGCTCCGGCATGCGGACATAATCCGCCAGTATCCCTCGCCAAACTTGTTTGGCATATACGCCTGTGACTTCGTGCCGTAGGTACGAGACTTCGCGGACTCGAACAGTTCATCCCAGCCCTTGACGCGATAAAGTTTTGGTTCGCTCATTGGCAGCCCTAAAACGGAATATCCGCTTGATTGCTTTGGTCCGCCGCTGGCCCGTCGCCGCGCTGGTCATCTGCCGATTCTTGGCGCGGCTTCTCGCCCAGGAACACTACGTTATCCGCGATAACCACGATCTTGCTGCGCTTCTGGCCATCCTTCTCCCACTGGTCCATCTTCAACCGGCCCTCAACCAGCACTTGAGAGCCTTTGCGGAGGCATCTGGCACATGCTTCGCCGGTCTTGCCCCAAACCGAAACGTCAACGAACAGCGACTCCTCGCGCTCGCCGCCAGCCTTGTCGCGGAACTTGCGATTCAGCGCCAAGCCCAACTCGCACACCGTTTGACCGCCCGGCGTGGTCCTGCTCGCCGGGTCGCGGGTCAAGCGGCCTAGCAGAATTACTCGGTTTAGCCCTGACATAGTTCGCTCCTGTATCGCTCGATCTGGTCCGCACGATGCGACATCTCGTAGGCTTGGGACCGAAGCCACGCGACTGCATGGGCAATCTCCTCCAGCGTTGCACTCGACGTAGCCTTGTACCCGGCTTGCCCGCTTATCACCCGGCCATCCGCCACAGATGCCAGCGCCCGGACCCGCCGCTTGCCGGATTCTCCATGCCCAAGAGCGAGGCTCGCCGCCAGCGTATCCGCCGCCATCCAGCCGCTTACCCGCTGGAGTAGATCGACCATGCGCTCAACATCCGCCTCATCCATGTCATCCGCATGGCCATTAAAGCGCTTTAATTTGCCCGCCACGGGGGTTTTAGTGGCTGGTGCGGCTATTCGCTCGTACCCGCACAAACCGGGCGTAAAAAACTCAAGATTCTCGCCGGTCACGGTTTTGGCTCCTGTACAGTTTTGGCCACCCGCGCGGACCACCGATCTAAAGATGACTGTTTTGCCTCACCCTTCTTGCGGCCGGGGCGATAGTCGTCCTGCACCTGATAGCGGTCGTTGCCGTTGTGTTGTGGGCAGGTTCCGATCTTGCGGCCCACTGAATCCGCCCAGCACCCGCACGCCAGTCTCACGGTCCACCTGCCAAAGCGCCGGAGCAACCGAGCAAGAGCAGGACCAGGTTAGCGGCGACGGCCAGCACCAGGAGCAGCGCCATGCACGCGGCCCGCATCCGCCATACTTCAAGCTCCTCCTCCAGCCGTCCGCACTCGCCGTCAGGGTCAACCGCCCGCATGTCCGGCCCGGTGATTGTTTCTGGAAAACGCTTCATCGCTATGACTCCTTCCTTAGGGTTCGCTTCAACTCGGCCATGTCGAAAATTAGGTTGTCCAAGAGGTATTGGCATCCCTCGCATATGTCAGCAGTCGATTGCTTCCCGTCGATCACGACCGGGTAGTCGCAGGTCATCTCATGCTCCGGCGTGTCACCGCCGCAGCAATCGCACTTTACCCAGCGCGGTTCCGGCCCAAGCGTCGGCTGCGGAGCGCTTTGACGGTAGGCTATCACCGCGCACCCGCCGCGATGACGCGCTCGCTGATTGCACGGATGCCGGGGATGTTGGTCATGCCCTTCATCGCCCGCACCACCGCACCAACCTTCTTTTCGTCCAGGGTCAGGTACTCACGCGGGACGGCGGACATGTCAAACACCTGATACGTCCACTGTTCGCGGTACTGGATGCCCTCCACCTTGGGCGTGGACTTGGCCACGATCACAGGCGGCGCGACGACCGGCGATTCGAGGACAGCTTCCGCCGCCGCAGTCTCACCGCCCTTGGCCAGCGCTTCCGCCTCGGCAAGCATCCGGTCTTCCTCGGCCTTCCGCGCAGCTTCTTCCGCCGCACGTTGGGCTTCCTGCCGCAGTCGCTCCTGCTCCTGATCGTAGGCCACCATCAGGCGCTTGACGGTGGATTCCGCAACATCTAGCGGCGCTTCCGCCTCCGTCATTTTGCCCTTGGCGACCTTGTGCGCCTCATACGCGGCGCGGACAATCGGCCCGAACGCGTCGGCAACCCGCTTACGCATGGACTTGATTGCAAGCAGAAGGCTTCCGGCCTGCGCGTACTGGTCGTGTGATTTAATCGCGCCAATAGCCGCCGCGCGTTCGGGCAGCGTCATGGCCTCCGCCTTAACTACATCGACCTCGTTCATATCATCCTCCATCTTTGCTGGTTGCGACGTTTAGCTTGTGGTCGTTTACTCATATCACCTTGTTGGCTGTTGATTTCGCACAATGCTTGCACCGATAGAAGTCCTCGTACCACAGTTGCGCGTCACATTTCGCGCATCGCACGATGCAGCCTTTGAGCAATTCGTCGGCATACTTGTGGCGGGTTTTCGGACCCATGATGATTGCGTCATCGGAATCGCTGTAATATCCGCCGCAATCCATCGCCAGTTGCAGCGATTTGTTGTCGAGCCACACACGATGCTTGCCAACGACTGCCTTGAGGTTACGCCGATTCCGCCGGGCCTTCATCGGCGCACCTCAGGCGATGTGTTCGGCTTCTCGGCTCCGCAGGTACAGTCATCAATGCGAGTACCATCGTGATCGCAAGATGATCCGCTTTGTGACACGTATCCGCACCAAGGAGCATGTTGAAAATCCAGTGCTTCGCGGTCAACATGGCCGCATCGGTCGCACATCGGGTTGCCATCGTGATCCTCCAAACACCCGTAGCTGTGTCCCTCGATGCTGCACTTATCTATGTCGTCCATGTCAATCTCCCGCCGAACCATGTGGTGGAGAGGTACGGGCGGAAGCCGCCCGCCTCTCACCACCGTTGTTCGGCTTCTTTAGCATTGCGCGATCAACTTCGCGGTCCAGGTCTTTGCCGGCTACCATGATTTCTGACCACGGGCCGTTTGGTCTTCCTCCAAGATTCTTGCTCCAGTCGCAGACGTGCACAGCCACTCGCCGTTCCAGCTTTTGATTTCTCCAGTCGGCGGCACGAAGGAATCGGTAACGTTGGGCGTCACGCACATCAGCCGAACAAGGTGGTGGAGAGGTACGCTTCGCCCGCGCCGCGCTCTTGGTCTTCTTCATCGTGTTCCTCCTGCGGGCTCGCGCCCCTCACCACCAGCGTT